CGTAAAAGGATCTCTTTTACGTGCTTTCGAAAGCTTACTTGCTTTCGTGCTTTTTTTTCTATCTGGCAAATCCCACCAATATTCCTTGGCTCGCTGTCCCCTGCCTTGAAATCCATCCCACTCATGCGGACCGAGATTCCTTCTTCGCTTCCGCTCTGCTCTGGCGGTCTTCTTCACATCTCTACTATAAACCTTACCCACTCCCCCCCCCTCTAGGTCTGCTCTTGACCTTCCCGGGCACTCCTCGGGCTTCTTCTTACTTGGTATCTACTGACCACTCACGGGTCCCACTCCCCTGCTCAGCCAATCCAAAATCTCTATTACATATTCCAAACCATGGATCAACAACTCGAACATAACTACCCCCAATATACAATTCAACTTCCTAGTTATCTTCTGCGCTGTCCCGCTTCTCCTCTTCGGCTTTTCCTGAGGCAACATCCCAATTCTCCTCATAAATCACTTTACAAGTGCAAAGCATCTTGTCTTGTTCACATAGCTCACACTTCTTATACATAAATTCTCCTAAAAATGATCAATCATTCCAGGCACACTATAGGTCGGCATCGGCCGCGCACACTTATACTGAAACCAAAAATCTCCAATAAACTCAGGCTCACTGGGCACCGCTACGACTCTCGCAATTGGCGGGTTATCTTCAATAAACGTCGCGTTAAGCGGCGGGACACCCCCAGCAAAATCCAAAGCGAGATGCCAGCTATCCAAACTCGTCGCTGAAATACTTCTCATTTTTCCAGTCGTCAAGCTGGCCTTGTAGCGATATTCTGCCCATCTCTCCTGGTATCCAAAAACATCTTCATCTCCAGGACTCGCTCCTGTAGCGACAATCTCTTTATTTAAAACTGCTTGCTCTCCTAGATGCGCCAAGGACGGCCAGTAGTAATCAAACCTACTCTGCCTAAACCACATTCGATCTAGCCCTTCTTGATATGAAATATCAGCCCTAACATTCACGAATCCAAGCAAAACGCAATGCTCTGTAAAACTTTTCACAAATCCAATCCCGGACGCACTTTGTGTTCCAAATCCAGCCAAATCACCAACATTTCGTCCGGTCTCGTCTGCAGTAACCGCAACGGGGCTAATATTAATCTTCGTACTGCCCCCACCCAAATACTCCGGTCTCTGCATTCTCGCGTCATCACTACTTACCTGAAAATGACTCCTCAATATCTCGGTATATCTCGTACCGGCTCGAGCATCTCTTTCAAATATTCTCTGAATTTGAAATGCTTCTCTCAAACTATTAATTGTCGCTCCTGTCGCCGTACTCAAATCCGCAAACAACTGCGTATCACTCCACTCTGCTGCACCTGTTCCCGCGTTAGCGGACCATTTCGCGTCAGCGACTCCGGCAGCACCTTGCAAATTCAAATCATTATTACTCCATCCGGCGTTATCAAAAATCGGTATCCCCGTTCCCGGGGTAGCCGCTCCTGCTTCACTCAAAACTGGCGCTTCTGCACCTATCGGCAACAAAATTGCCGCTCCCTTCTGAGGGAAAGGCAAACAACTTGTAAAATAATCATGCCTTTTCCCTCGTCTTCTCAAGGGCCATCCTGAAGCAGAAAACGTATCTCCACTTTCCTCAAACGCCTTATCTTGCAAATTCTCATCTCTAAACCATTCATTCCAAATCATATTATAAGCTCTGTGATGGAATGCATTTACTTGCACCATCACAGCCGATCCAACAGGAATTCCAAAATAATCCTCGAGACTCTCTTCGGTCACCGTTGTGATCGTTCGTCTCGGGATAGTAAAATCAATACTATCTCCAGGATCATCCTGCTCACCACAAAACTTTTTCCAATTATCCCACAGTATCCTATTAGGTACTGCAAAGAAAAAGAAATCCATATACATGTTGTCCATCACCGGAAAAATCGGTGTGGCCAACCTACAAAAACTACTCATTTTCATATTCAACGTATCGCCAGGCAACGCTTCATCGACAAATATCGGTATCAGCAAACCGCCATTAAATGCGGTTTTCAAATTGAAACTTCTATTAAACACACTTCGTTGACCGCCTACGGCGGGCACCTTTGCAAAGGTGTGTTGTGCTGCTGTTACTCCGCCCCTACTTGCTGTTCGCCTGGCCATTACTCACCTCCCTGTACTTTACTTACACTATCCGGCACTGCCGCTAGAACCGCCTTTTCGCGGTTCACATACTCAATTCCAACGCCAAGTGCAATCTTGGCGTCATAACCAATCCAATCACCTCCATTCTCGTCCCAATTACCTATTTCGAAAAGCGTATAATCTTCCGGATGCTGCGCCAGGGCATTATCTCCCTTGGTCGCTGTGACTGCATCCGCAAAATCTCTCAACGCTACACCCGCGTTCAAATAAAATCGCGGTGTCCAAAATATCTCCGCTTTCGAATCAAAAATACTAAAAACTTTCACTCCACATCCTTTCCCGCTCGAGGCGGTCTCTATTCAATTCCAACAAATATTCTTTAGTATCCAATCTATTCCTTGTTAATTCTCCTGCTTCTCTTAACTTATCAATCGCTCGAGCACTTCTCAACTTCCAGGCTCCAAGCTCCATTTCATCTAATACCCTTTCATAAAACTTCGGAACCGCATGGCGTATACCGTCGTGTACTAACACTCCATCTCCAAATGCGTCTGTCTTATACTTTTCAATCCAAGTCGCTCCTATTCCCGGTCGCCGGCTCATACTGATAAATTCCGGTTTCCGTTCACCATAAAACTCTTTATCCTTTTCCTTGCCTTCGCTCTTAACAATATACTTTGCCGTATACTGGGCGCTAGCGTATTCAAGCTCTCCAATCGCGACGTGCCCTTTTCCCCATATATCATCCAAAACTGCGCTTCTCCACAATGGATGTTTTTCCGTATTCGGAAAACTTCTTGCTCCTCTTCGCATGTCCAATCCAAATATACAGGCATGGTAGTGCGGCCTCCCGTATCTACTTCCATATTCACCACTATACAAATGCCTAAAAGGCCCTGCCTTTTTCCTTAACCTCTTAGCAAACAATTGCCAATCCCGGACGTTTAAACTCCGGCGCTCTAACTTCTTATAATTCTCGTCATCATAGGTCAAAGTTATAAAACAATTACTCTTATGCATCTGTGCTTCATGAGTAATTCTTAATGCCCAGGCTTGGGCCTTCTGCCTCTTACATCCGAGGCATCTTCCACACTTAATCTCTACGGGCCTATCGGCCCACCCTTCTGCACGCGTGAAGGTTATGCCGTCCCCCTGGCGTCTCCTCCACGCGCGCATCGGCTGCACACACCCCATTTATATTCGCCAGCCGCCTCTCATCGGGCTCTGTGCCCGATTCTTCCTATTGACTCGAGCGCCGCGCTTAAATGCGCGCCTGCTCCCTCTGCGACTCATTCGCCTTCTTCTCATAATAATCTCCTGTGGGGTAAGTCCCTCTCTCGATTCTACTTACCCCACTGACACCACGGTGTCAAACTTCCTCTTCTTTTGGTTTCTCTACTTCTCTATCTTTGGGGGCTTCTACACCCGGAGGCGCATATTCGCCGTCCAATCCTAGCTCCACCAAAGTCTTCAATCCTTCTTCTGTGTGAACCTTATCCAAAAATACACCAACGTCTTGTTCACACTCTCTGCGGACTTCACTCGGAAGTCGCATAAATTCTTCTCGAGCGTCATCCACTCTGTTCATCTCAGCATGAAAATCCGTCATATTACTAAAATCACCATATGTTGGGTTCCTATGATTCTGTGGAATCGGAACCCCATCTCTCCATCTCTTGATGATGCTATCAATATTAGCTTCATCCTTCATACTCTGCTGTGTTCTAATTTCATCGCTGATCGGATGTACGACTCTAATTCTGTCTGGCTTTGCCATTACTGATTCCCCTTGGCCGTATTATTATCTCGGCCTCTCAATTGTTGAATGATTACATTCAACTTTCTCAATTCGGCACCTGTCAACTTAAAACCACCACCAGGCCCAGGAATACTGATTCCGGCCCTATCCAACTGTGTTCTACTTTCTATACCCATCAAAACATTCTTTTGTCTCGCGTTACTTTGTACGCGTTCATTCTGCTTTATTATCGCTTCATCACTTGCAATTGTGCTTGTATGCTCTGCTGTCCTAGCATTCCACATTGTCTGATCCGATATATTCTTCGCACTAACTGCATCTGCTGCGGCCTTCGCCTTGGCCGCCTTAAACAATCCACCTCTCCGAATTGCTTCTCCTATATCACCTGCACTACTGGGACTTGCTATCCCACCACCACCACTGACTTGGCCACCCAATCCGCCAGCGGCTAAAATCGGATTCAATCCCGCTGCTCTCAAATCTGCTACTAGCCACTGCTTCTGGTTTTGCAAAACTTGTTTTTGAAAACTCTGGCTATCCTTCTGCAATCCATAACTTATTGCTCCACCTATTACTGCCCCACCAATCGGCCCTGCTGCAGCGGCCACTTAAAAAATACCAAACTTTTTGGTAATCTTATTCACTGTCTTCCTTCCCTTCGTAAAAGGATCTCTTTTACGTGCTTTCGAAAGCTTACTTGCTTTCGTGCTTTTTTTTCTATCTGGCAAATCCCACCAATATTCCTTGGCTCGCTGTCCCCTGCCTTGAAATCCATCCCACTCATGCGGACCGAGATTCCTTCT